CCCATTTTTATCATTGGCACAATTACACTTATTAAATGTGGGTGGAAATATGATAGTTACGGCACAATATCCCGGAGCACCTCCAGCACCTGCTATTTTAAATTATACGGGATATCAAGTTAAAATGGGCCCACCTGTTCCTGATTTCCCATCTACGGTTGAGTTCCCTCAAGTTGATTTGGATAGTATAGAATTACCACAATTTCCTGAGTTACCACAATTACCAAATATAAGTGTTACCGATTTGGCATCATTATTAACAACATCGTTGCCAAACATAGACATTAAAACACCAACTATACCGAATGTTGGATAAATTATTAAATCAAATATTTATTACTAAAACATATATAAACAATTATTATGAAATCAGAAATTTTACTAACTTTAATTAAAGAAGTTGTTAAAAACGAAGTTAAGCAACAAGTTAAAGAAGAAATAACTAAGCTTATCAAATCTGGTGCAGTTACTTTAAACTCACAAACAAAATCAACTCCATCATTGAGGGAGATGACGGAAGTTACTCCTGCACCGGTTAAAAAACAACAACCGGTTCAACAAACACAAAGACCACAAAAAGAATTTTCAAAAGACCCGATGATAAATGAGATTTTGAATATGACTCAACCATTTACTGCAGAACAAAGAAAAGAAGGTGCACAGGCCGTTGGTAGTGTATTGGATATGATTAAACCAGAAATGAGAGTGGACGAAAGTGAGTGGGAAACAATGGATTATAGAGATGTAAATGTACCATCAAATGTTCCAAATTTCCAATCAACTGGAGATGGATTACAAGATGCTACAATAAAGGCATTAACGAGAGATTATTCGGAATTAGTAAAGAGATTTAAATAATGGCAATAGAGTTAGGTAGAATTAACGTAAATGACTTAAAAGAAAATGATTATAAATCATTGGGAATTGGTTTCGGTAGGAAATCTAATTCTGGTGGTATATTTGCAGTTAATTACACTACTCTAACACAGGCAAAAGATAATTTAGTAAATTTAATATTAACTAAAAAGGGTGAAAGAGAAATGCAACCTGAATTTGGATGTGATATTCATAATTTAATCTTTGAGCAAATTGTTGAAAACTCTATTGCAGTTGATATTGAAAATTCTATATTAGATGCAGTAAATATTTGGTTACCTTATATAAATGTAGATAATATAATATTTGATTATGATGATACCGATATTGATGCAAATAGAATTACTTTAGAAGTAAAATTTTCATTAAAGTCAAATCCATCATTAACTGAAACACTAAATGTTAGTATAAATAATTGATAAATGGCTATTAAACCTGTTAAAAAAAGTTGGGGAAGTGAAAAAAATATAAATTATTTAGGTAAAGATTTTAATACTTTAAAACAAAACCTAATTGATTATACTAAAACATATTTTCCAAGTACATATTCCGATTTTAATGAATCATCACCTGGTATGGTGTTTTTGGAACAAGCTGCTGTTATAGGAGATGTTTTATCTTTCTATCAAGATGTTCAATTAAAAGAATCAATGTTGGCAAATGCAACGGAAAGAAAAAATGTTGTTGCATTGGCACAAACAATGGGGTATAAACCAAAGACATCGTCACCTGCAGTTACAACATTAACGGTATATCAATTGATTCCATCAAAAAACTCAGGTTCAAATGTTGTTCCGGATGAAAGTTATTGTTTAAGAATAAAAGATGGAATGGAAGTTGCATCTACTACGAATTCAAGTATAGTATTTAGAACTGTGGATTCTTTAGATTTTTCAAATACAACTGACAGAGAAATTGATGTTCATGAAAGAGATACAACAGGTAATCCAACTTTTTACTTATTAACAAAAAGAATTAAAGCAATATCTGCACAAGAAGTAACCACTACTAAGACTTTTGGTGACTCAACCGATTATCCTACAACTACATTAAGTGATACGAATATAATTGGTATAACATCAGTTACAGACCAGGATAATTTAAAATACTATGAAGTTCCTTATTTGGCACAAGAAAGTATATTTGTTGAAAAACCAAATACAGAATCAAATAGTGAATTATACCAATCATCATCGGTTGTACCTTACATTTTGGAAGTACAAAAAGTACCTCGTAGATTTTCGGTTAAGGTAAATTCAGACAACACCTTAGATTTGGAATTTGGAAGTGGTGATACTACATTAAGTGATGAAATATTACTACCTAATCCAAAAAATGTAGGATTGGGATTGGCTAATTCAATACAAAGATTAAATCAAGGTATAGACCCATCGAATTTCTTAAAAACAAATACATTTGGAATTGCACCTGTAAATAAAACATTAACTATAAAATACTTAGTTGGTGGTGGTGTGGAATCTAATATAAATACCGGTGATTTAACTACAATCTCAAAAATAGAGTATGATGAAGATTTATTGGCAGTTGCTAATGAAGTTTTATACAACTCTATGAAACAATCGATTGCAGTTGAAAACTTAGAACCTGCAACGGGTGGTAGAGGTGTAGAGACGATAGAAGAAATTAGACAAAATGCATTGGCAACTTTTGGTTCTCAAAATAGAGCAGTTACTAAAGAGGATTACATAGTAAGAGCTTTATCGATGCCAGAAAGATATGGCAGTGTAACTAAAGCATATGTTAGTGCAGACGGAGAGATAGATAATAATTCACCTTCGTCAATTTTGGCAAACCCGAAAAACATATCTGAGTTTGTAAATTTAGTAGATAGTCTTAAGAATAGTAATAGAGAAAATATTCAAAAAGAATTGGTTAAATATCTTACACAAAAGAAAACATCAATTTCGGAAATAAACAATCCATTTGCAATAAACTTATATATTTTAGGATACGACTCTAATAAAAAATTGACAAACTTAAATAGAGCTGTTAAGGAGAATTTAAAAACTTATATTTCCGAATATAGAATGTTAACCGATGGTGTTAATATAATAGATGGTTTTATTATAAACATAGGAGTAGATTTTGAGATAATTTGTTATTCAAACTACAATAAAAGAGAAGTTGTAACAAATTGTTTAACCGAATTACAAGAGTATTTTAATATAGACAATTGGACATTTAATAAACCAATCAACATTTCAGAAATAGAATTGATTCTTGCAAATGTAGACGGAGTAATGAGTGTACCATCAGTAAAGATTTCAAATCTATGTGGTGGTGATGGCAATTATTCACCAAATAGATATAATATAGATGAGGCAACTAAGGGTAAGATTGTATATCCATCATTAGACCCCTCAATATTCGAAATCAAATATCCAAACAAAGACATAAAAGGGAGGGCTTTATAATGCATAAATTTTACACATCGTCATATGACGCTAGTATTTACTTACAACAACCTGACCAAAATGCTGGTAGAGATGAGATATTGGAAGTAGGTAAACTTTATTATGGTTCATCTATGGATATCAATAGAACATTGATTAAATTTGATGTATCCACATTAGAAACGGGTAGTGGGTGGAAAGCTTTCTTAAATCTTAAGTCTGCAAATTCACAAGAAATACCATTAGAATATTCAATTTATGCAAATGCAGTTTCTCAAAGTTGGACAATGGGAACTGGTACTAAATTTGATAATATAACATCGGATGGTGTTAGTTGGTATTATAAAAATGGAACCGATAAGTGGATGGATTATAATGTAACTCCAGATGCATATGCAAGTGGTTCTGATACTGGTTCGATATTGAATGGTGGAGGTGGTACTTGGTATACTGCATCTATGTCATCACAATCGTTTAGTAATGAACCAGATGATGTTAGAATGGATGTTACAAACATTGTAAGATTATGGTTAAGTGGGTCTTTACCGAATAACGGATTTATAATACACCATAGTATTGCAGCTGAAAATGATACATCCGATTATGGTCTGTTAAAATTCTTTTCAAAGGAAACTAATACAATATACGAACCCAAATTAGAAATCGTATATGATGATTACTCATTCACAACTGGAAGTTTAGAACCAGTAGTTGGTTCATTATACGATGGTGATTATAAAGTAATAGTTAATAATTTAAAAAACCAATATTTTAAAAATACAAAAGTTAGAGTAAGAGTTAAAGGTAGAGAATCATATCCATCAAAATCATTTGGTACTACATTTGCATACGAACAAATTAAAAGATTACCGGAGGATTCAACTTATTATCAATTAGAAGACTATGTAACCGGTGAGATTATATTTCCATTTGGTCAATATACTAAAGTTAGTTGTGATTCTACATCCAATTATTTTGATATGGATTTGAATTCACTTTCGGCTGGTAGGGTATATAAATTGAAATTGAAAATAGAAGAAGATAATATATCAACTATTATAGACGAAAAAATGGTTTTTGAAATAATTGAATAACTCATATGACTGGATTAGAAGCTATAAACGAAAAATTACAAAAAATAAAATCAGAATCACTTGAAAAAATATTGAGTGTTTCCGGTTCTGCGGCTATTACTAAAAATGAGTATGGAATAAATGTTGTCGATTCTAATAATGTTGCATCATCTTTGGTATTTAAAGAATTAACAAAAGATAAATACGATAATGAGGAGTTGAAAAAGGCGGTTGATGTTGAGGTTAAAGAGTTATTACCAAACATACCATCGACTAATTTGGATTTAGTACCTAGACCTATATATAATGCCGAATTAACAACTTCGTTAAATTTGAGAACCCAAGTAATCAATTTAACAAATACAATTGGAACATTAAATGTAAGAATAACCGATTTAGAATCACAGGTTCAAATAGAAATAAATAATAGACTATCAATTGAACAAACTAACGATTTATTAGTTAATCAAATTGAAACTTTAAATGCAACGATAGAAGATTTTTCTAGTCAAATTTCTACATCATTACAAAAGTCGGTTGATGAAAGTATTTTGAGAGCATCATTGCAATCACAAAAAACAGGATTTAAGGCACAGATTGAGGCATTGATTCAACAAATAAATTCATTAAATGCAATCATAGAAGGTTTACAAGCTCAATTAGGTGCAGTAAGACAACAAAAAGACTTAGAACAAACTGCACAAAGTCAAGGTGGTGCTATTATCAATAAAATAGTAACCGCAAACTTCTCACCAAAAGGTTCAGCAAACGACGCAGTATTAGGTTATAAAATTAAGAATGCAAGAGATAGAGCAAAAGAATGGGTATTTGGTAAAAATTTAAAATTAATAAATAATGATTTGGAACCTGTAACTGTTACTTTAACTACAAAATTCAGAACGGAAACCCTTACAACTGTTTTTAATGCTTATGTGAGGGAACAAGCTTGGTTTAAAGCTCCAAAAGAATCATTTAAAATAAGTGCAGGCTCAACAGAAGAAATAACTTTTATAGAAACTCCTGAAAAGGTTTTAGTTGATAAAAGAGGCAATACCGAATTCTTTGATGGTGTACTTAATATAAAGGTGACCAGAGCGGATGGTACTTCGGATTCAAAAGATTTTAAGACTCGTTTAAAGATTGCACATCCTAAATCATATGATGGTTTTTAAATTTAAATAGATTATGAGTATTACAAAATATACAAATATAGATGATATAAATAATAAATCATCAAATGAGGGTAAATTTATTCAATCAGATGATTTGTTTATAGTTTCAAAAAATGAAATTGAAAAAACCGATTTTGGAATGGGTAAATATGATGTAATGGAAGTTTCCGTATATGACATCAATAACAATTTATTACCACAAAAATCAGGAAATAATGTTGCTTATATAAGAAAAGGTGATATTCAAAATTATCTTTATAATATAACAAATAAAGTAGGTCAAAAAGAACTTGCAATCAATATTGAAAAGTTATTAAACGATATAGGATTTAGAAATGGTATTCTTAAAGTTAATATAAATTTTGTAAAACAAAAAGTAGGTAGTGAAAATGAACTAATGAAAGTTTGGATACAAGAAGTTTCACCATCCAGAAATGAGATAAGAATTTTACCTTTGAAAACCAAAGATTCTAATATCAATGCAACAACCAATAGACAGTTTAAAAATCTTAAAAGTTTAAATAAAGATTTTTTATATTATAAAACTTCTATATTAGATTCTTTAAATGCATATGAAAATTCCTTTTTAACTAAAATAGATTCATACTTACAAAGTAAATTTGGGAATAATTTTTTTGCAATTTTAAGAAAAGACTTTGGATTAAGTAAATTTGATACTTTTAGAACAAAAATATTTGAAGATTTTAAATTATCCGTTGGGTATTATTTAACTAACAAATATTATAATATTGGTGAATCTAATTTTGGAAAACAATCTGAAACTAGATTTGATGATTTTGAAGTATATGATTATGATGTGATGTTGAATGAAATACAAAAAATACTCAATAATTGCATTGACAATAATTCTAAAATATTAAAAAGAAGAAGTATTGAAACAAAACAATTACCAAAAGAGTTTGCAATTACTGAGTTACAAAAACAAATACAAAATAATTTAGAATCGTTTTCAACATTCACAGAAACTAAAGTAAATGTTTATTCACCGACAGGAGAAGTTGCAGTATTTGATGATTCTAATTTAGGAATAAAATATCCTGCAAAGGGAGTATTACTTTCAACATTGTGTAAAGGATATGACCAATATGGAAAATATGCAGATGGTATTGGTGGTTCATACGAATCATTAATTGCAGCAAATTCATCGACATGTGGATATACTCCTCCTCCCCCTCCTCCGGGTGGTGGTGGAACCGGTAGTGGAGGCGGTGGTGGCAGTAATCCAATTGGTGACCCAAATGATGGGAGAGAAAGAACAGATGGTGCAGGAAGAGCAGAAAATATTAGATAATAAAATATTTATAAAAAACAACAAATGGTAGAAAGTACGGAAGATATAGGATTGGGATATGGAGCATCAGGTGCAGGTGGTGATATTGGGTTTGTTCCACTACCACCGGTTGAACAAACAGCCGATGAACCATTGACTGCAGATTATTTAGTTAATTATGAGATTGTATTTGCATCTAATTTTCAAAATGAAGTTGGTGATTTATTAAAATTAAAATATGAAATAGTTTCTGGTGATACCACAATAACCACCGATACTATAAGTTTGGCGGATTATAATACGGACGGACTATCAACATTAAAATCCAATCTAACAAATTCAACTTTAAGAATCTATGTAGAAGGAACACTTCCGAACAATTATAAAATTTTAAAAATATTTTATGCAAATAGACAAGTTGCAGAAAAAAATTCAAAAGATGTTTCGAAGTGGACAGTTGGAGACAAAGTTATATCAGTACCAGCTACGGAATTATTAACGGGTGGATTTGCGGTGTCGGTTGTAATGCAAAAAACAATATTATCCGAACAACCAATCGTATCTATTAAGGATACAAAATACGACTATAATGTAAAGGATTCCGATTTAGATACAATAGTTAATGTACCATTTAATTCATCTAATGCAGACTTTGTTGATTTTTATTTAAATTCAAATAGTAAAATAAGAGTTGATGCAACTAAAGGGTTTATTGACTTTTCATTTAAAAAAGATTTTGTAGGAGTATATGGTAGTAAAAAGATAATAGTAGTTCCATATAGTGATGCATATGGTACAGGAAATAAAGAAGAGATTATTGTTAATTTTAATAGTGTAAATGATTTTCCATCAATTACTCAAATTATATTTCCTGATGTTATCGATGTTCCATCATTTTCAGATTTAAATTTAGATATTGATGTAGAATGGAATTCATTTGCAGCGTCTTCGGTTGACATTGATTTAATTGCAAAAGACAAAAGTAGAATTAAATTATTTAAGTCGTTACCTGCAAATGGTAAAATTAAAATAAATT